AGTTCATATCTCCTAGAACCGTTATCGGCAGGAAAAGGAAAAAACCATGCTAGTTGACAATGAAGACGAGAAGTTGGGTGAGGAAGTTAAAGTTGAAGAGCAGACCCTAGAAAAGTCTGTTGAGCCTGATTCGTCAGACATTCCTGATAAATATCGGGGTAAATCCTTAGACGACATCATCAAGATGCACCAAGAGGCTGAAAAGCTCATTGGCAAGCAGGCTCAAGAGGTTGGGGAAGTTCGCAAACTGGCTGATGAACTCATCAAACAGAATCTCGGCGGCAAGCAACAAGCAGTTAAAGAGGAAGAGCCTGAAGTAGATTTCTTTGAAAATCCACAAAAGGCGGTTCAGAAGACGGTTGAGTCGCATCCTGCGGTTCTTGAGGCCAAACAAGCGGCGCAAGAATTCAAAAAGATGCAAGTTCAGCAGAAACTGGCAAAAGAGCATCCTGATATGCAAGAAATCGTTGCAGATCAGGGGTTTATTGACTGGGTGAAGGGTTCGTCCGTTCGTCTAGCCTTATTTGCCAAGGCTGATGCTGAGTTTGACTTTGATTCGGCTAATGAACTGTTGTCTACCTACAAGGCAATCCGTGGCGTGAAGGCCAAGCAGACTGAGAATGCTGGAGAGCAACTCAGGAAGCAGAACCTAAAGGCGGCAGGAGTTGACACTGGTGGAACTGGTGAATCTACAAAGCGCATCTACCGTAGGGCCGACCTGATTCGGCTGAAAATGACTGATCCTGGTCGGTATGAGGCATTGTCTGAAGAGATCATGCAGGCATACCAAGAGGGTCGTGTGAAATGATCTTTTTTAGGAGTTTGAAACATGGCAACCGCATTTTCCCCCGCAAATAGTGTAACGACCACTACCGCAGCAACGTTCATTCCTGAGATTTGGAGTGATGAGATTGTTGCCGCCTACAAGAAGAATCTTGTTCTGGCGAACCTCGTTAAGCGCATGAACTTCAAGGGCAAGAAAGGTGACACCGTTCACATTCCCGCCCCCACCCGTGGTTCTGCTTCTGCCAAAGGCGCAACTGACGCAGTGACCTTGATCGCTGCGACCGAAACCGAAGTGCAAGTTTCTATCAACAAGCACTACGAATACAGCCGCTTGATCGAAGACATCGTTGAAGTGCAAGCCCTGTCTAGCCTGCGTTCTTTCTACACGGAAGATGCTGGTTACGCTCTGGCCCGTCAGATTGACACCGACCTGATCCAATTGGGTCGTGCTTTCAACGGCGCTACCATTGGCACGAACGACTATGCGACCTCTGCCGCCTCTACCAAGGCGTTCATTGGCTCGGATGGTACGACTGCTTACAACTCGTCCACCTCGAACGCCGCCGCCCTGACTGATGCCGCTATTCGCCGCACCATTCAGCGTCTGGACGACAACGACACCCCGATGGACGGTCGTTTCTTCATCATCCCCCCGTCGAGCCGCAACACCCTGATGGGTCTGGCCCGTTACACCGAGCAAGCCTTTGTTGGTGACGGCAACGCCATTCGCAACGGTGAAATCGGCAACCTGTACGGCATCCCCGTGTTTGTTTCCAGCAATGCCGACTACGGCGCTGGCAACAGCGGCGCTGACCGTATTTGCTTGATGGGTCATCGTGATGCGATGGTTCTGGTTGAGCAGATGGGCATCCGTTCGCAAACCCAGTACAAACAGGAATACCTCGGTACTCTGTTCACTGCTGACACCCTGTATGGCGTGAAGGCTCTGCGTACTGCGGCTACGACTGGTGCGGCTCTGTCGTCCAGCGCTGTTGCTCTGGCTGTTCCTGCCTAATTGCAGTTGCCATCCCCCTTCACAAGAGGGGGGTGGTCTTTTTTTAATCTGTAATTGGAGGAATGAAAAATGGCAAACGCATCTTCTGTGGTTGTTCGTCAAGGTAACGATCAGTTCCGTGGTCTGTATTCGGATACTTGGGTGGTTCGTGCGACCCTCAATGCCGATAGTTTGGCTGATGGTGCTGGCGATACCGATACTGTGGCTGTCCCTGGCGTTGCTCTGGGCGACCAAGTGATCAGTGCTTCTTTGGCTGTGGATGTGGCTGGATTGGTTGTTACTGCTTATGTCAGTGCCGCCGATGTGGTTTCTATCCGCTTCCAGAACGAGACTGGCGGTACAGTGGATTTGGCTTCCAGCACCCTGCGAATGGTGATTGGTCGTCAAGTCGCTTAATCAATAGGGGGGCTAACAACCCCCCTTCTCTTATCAGAGGCTTTCATGGCAACATTTCGCTGCAAGAGAAGCGGTCAGACCGTAACTTTTAACCTTCAGCATGACATTGATAGCATGAGAGGTCATCCTGACTATGTGTTGGTTGATGAAGAGACTAATGAGGAAAAACCCTTAGTCGAGCCAGATGCTGTTAGGACTGATACTGCTTTCAGTGCGCCTGTGCCTCCAAGGAAGAAACTTGGTCGTCCACGCAAAGAGGTAGCAAATGTCGGAGATTGATGCTCGTGAGTTTGGTCAACTGGAGGCTGAGGTTCGTCAGCTTCAGAAAGATGTGACCGAACTTCGTGATGATGTGAAGAAACTGCTTGCGCTTGCCAATAAGAGCAAGGGCGGGCTGTGGATGGGTATGGCTATGGCCTCTTTCATTGGGGGTTTAGTCACTTTTGTAACTGGAAGATTCATAAAGGGGTAAATCATGCCGATGGTTGACGGAAAGAAGTATCCTTACACGAAAAAAGGTAAGCAAGAGGCGGCTAGTGCCAAGATCAGCAAACTGCGTAAAGAGGGAATGCCTCAAAAGCAAGCCGTTGCTGTTGGTTTGAGCATGGCTGGGCTATCCAAGCCTAAGAAAAAGGCTAAAAAGTGAAGAAATCAACGGTTAACGCCGCTGGTAACTACACCAAGCCGACCATGAGAAAGCGCCTTTTTGAGCAAATTAAGGCGGGTTCTAAGGGGGGCGACCCTGGCGAGTGGTCTGCTCGTAAGGCGCAGATGTTGGCTAGGGAATACAAGAAGGCTGGTGGGGGCTACAAGTGAAAAAGCCTCAACAAAGCCTGAAAAACTGGAGTGAGCAGAACTGGCGCACTTCGGATGGTTCGCCTTCTAAGGGCAAAAAGCGCTATTTGCCTGATGCAGCATGGAAAGCGCTATCTCCTGGTGAGAAGGCGGCTACAAACAGGGCAAAAGCGGCTGGAAACAAGCAGGGCAAGCAGTTTGTCAAGCAACCAGCCTCCATTGCCAAGAAAACAGCCAAATACCGCTAGAAAGGCGTTTTATGAAGTCTCCTGCATGGCAAAGAAAAGAGGGGAAATCGGCTTCTGGGGGGTTGAACGCAAAGGGCAGAGCGTCCTATAATGCGTCAACTGGGGGCAATTTAAAGCCTCCTGTGAAAAGCGGCGACAACCCTCGAAGGGCCTCCTTTCTAGCAAGAATGGGCAATATGCCTGGGCCTGAATACAAAGATGGGAAGCCGACAAGACTTCTACTCTCCCTTCAAGCCTGGGGTGCAAGCTCCAAATCTGATGCCAAGGCAAAAGCCAAGGCGATTTCAGCAAGGAACAAGGGTAAGAAATGAGACCAAAGTCAGTCGGAGCAACACCAACAGCGGGATCGACCACAACGATCTACACTGTGCCGACTGGCTATTACGCCGAGTGGAATCTTTCTTACATCTTCAACAACACTGGCTCAACAAAGACATTCACTCTTGAGTGGTATGACGCTTCTGCCACGACTACCTACACCGTCTTTTCTGCTAACGTAAATAGCAAAGAGTACGTCAAACTTGATGGTGGTGCTTATGTCGTTTTGGAAGAAGGCGATCAAGTGAAAGCCACGCCTGAAGCCGGTTCTACATTCACAATCATCTGCACTTTTGTAGAAAAGGGAGATAAGAGAGCATGAGTACGACTTACCTCCAAGCTGTTAACGATGTTCTCTTGCGTCTGCGAGAGTCTACTGTCACCACTGTTGCGCTGACCAGTTATTCTCAGTTGATTGGCAAGTTTGTCAATGATGCCAAACGTCAAGTTGAAGACGCATTCAATTGGAATGCTCTGCGTCAGACCATTTCTGTCAACACAGTAGCAGGAACCAGCAACTACACGCTGACTGGTTCTGGTCAGAACTTCCGTGTTGAAGATGTTTTCAATAATACGTCGTTTGTCACCATGTCAAATCTGGATGGTGGAACGATGTATCGCTACCTGAACTTTGGCAGTCAGCCTCAATCGACCCCTACTCACTATGCGTTTAGTGGTACATCAGGTGGGGACGTAAAAGTTGATATTTGGCCTAAACCTGATGGCGTTTATGCCCTCAAGTTCAATCTCTTTGTTCCCACTGCTGATCTGAGCAACGACAGTGACACTTTGACTCTTGCCGAGCCTGTGATCATCCAATTGGCGTATGCCCGTGGTTTGGTTGAGCGTGGCGAGGATGGTGGATTGTCTAGTTCTGAGGCGTATGCCTTGGGTCGTGCGATGTTGTCTGACTATATTGCGATGGAGGGAACCAACTTCATCGAAAACCAGATATTTGTGGCGGTCTAAATGGCTGAAAGTCTGTCAATTGCCAGCATCTCTGCACCAGGCTTTTATGGCCTGAATACGCAGGATTCCCCGCTTGATTTGGCGGCTGGCTTTGCTCTGACTGCCAACAACTGCATCATTGACCAGTATGGTCGTATTGGCTCACGCAAGGGCTGGTCTAAAGTCAATTCTTCTTCTGGCAATCTTGGTTCCAATGATGTTGGCGTGTTGCATGAGTTGGTTCAGTCTGATGGCACGATCACCGTATTGTTTGCTGGCAACAACAAGTTGTTTAAACTGGATGGGTCGAATGCTGTTGTTGAGTTGACCTATGGGGGGGGAGGGTCTGCCCCCACCATCACTGCGAGCAACTGGGCTTGTGCCTCTCTCAATGGCATCACCTACTTCTTCCAGACTGGGCATGATCCTTTGATCTATGACCCTGCTGTTAGCACAACGACCTATCGCAGAGTGACTGAGAAATCAGGCTATGTAGGAACTGTTCCTTCTGGTGACGTTGTAATCTCTGCTTATGGTCGCTTGTGGGTGGCTAATACTTCATCTAACAAGACGACTGTTTATTTCTCTGATTTGCTATCAGGCCATGTGTGGAGTGGCGGCACTTCTGGAAGTCTGAATGTTGACCGTGTGTGGGCCAATGGTGCTGATGAAGTTCAGGGATTGGCTGCTCACAACGACTTCTTGTTCATCTTTGGCAAGCGTCAGATTCTGGTGTATGAGAATGCCACGACTCCTGCTGATTTGGTGTTGCGTGACACCATTGGTGGGATTGGCTTGCTTGCCCGTGATACGGTTCAGACGACCAGTTCTGATGTGATTTTCCTGTCAAACAGTGGTGTTCGCTCGTTGATGAGGACGATTCAGGAAAAGTCTGCGCCTGAGCGTGACTTGTCTAAGAATGTGCGTAACGACCTGATGCAGATTGTGGCTGGCGAGACTTATTCCAGCATCAAGTCTGTTTACAGTGAGCGTGAGGGTTTCTATCTGCTTAGATTGCCTAGCACCAGTTCTGTTTACTGCTTTGACATGAAGGCATCTTTGCAGGATGGTTCGTTGCGTGTGACTATTTGGGACAGTATTCAACCGACTTGCTTCTTGTCTCGCAGGAATGGTCAGGTCTACATTGGCAAGACTGGTTACATTGGTCTATATGGTGGTTATTTGGACGATACGGCATCGTATCGGATGATGTACTACACGAACCATGCTGACCTTGGTGATCAGGCAGTGACCAGCATTGTGAAGAAGATTCGTGCTGTGTTCATTGGTGGCTCTAACCAATATGTGACGTTCAAGTGGGGATACGACTTTAACGAGAACTACTTGTCTGAGAACGTACAGATTCCCACCCAAGGTGAGTCTGAATATGGCATTGCAGAGTATGGAGCAAATGGTTCGCCTGTTGCTTACTATTCTGATGGAATTTCGTTGCAGACATTGAGTGTCAATGCTTCTGGTGCTGGAAAGATTGTGCAAACTGGGTATGAGACTGACATCAGTGGGTCATCTCTATCTGTTCAGAAAATTGAAATCCTGTTTAAGAATGGGAAGGCGACCTAAATGAGTAACTACACAAAATCCACTAATTTCGCTGCTAAAGATGCACTTGCTTCTGGCAATGCGTCTAAGATCGTCAAAGGCACTGAGATTGACACTGAGTTCAACAACATTGCCACTGCTGTTGCGACAAAAGCAGACTTGAACTCGCCAACATTGGTTACTCCAGTATTGGGAACACCAAGTTCTGGTACTTTGACTAACTGTACTGGATTGCCTGTTAGCACTGGCGTTTCTGGTCTTGGAACTGGTGTTGCAACGGCTTTGGCAGTCAATGTTGGCTCTGCTGGCGCTCCTGTTGTCAATGGTGGCGCTCTTGGCACTCCTAGTTCTGGCACTCTGACTAACGCCACTGGTCTACCTTTGACCACAGGTGTTACTGGAACATTGCCTATTGCCAATGGTGGAACCAACGCTACAACTGCTTCTGATGCCAGAACAAATCTCGGGCTTGGTTCTTTAGCGACATTGAGTGCTGTTGGTACATCTCAAATTACAGATGCCAATGTCACTGCTGCAAAACTGAGTGGCGCTCAAAGTGGTTCTGCCCCTGTGTTTGGAATTCGTGCTTGGGTGGCTTTTGATGGAAGTGGCACTACTGGAACCAACATGACTTTGCATGGTTCTGGGAACATTACTTCTGTTTATAAGAACGGCTCTGGTGATTACACGGTGACATTTGCGACTGCTTTGCCGAATGCGAACTATGCCACGGTTGGAACTTGTATGTCAACTGGCAGTACTAACTCTGCAATTGCAACCGAGAAATCTGCTGCTGGAGCATCTCCATCTAACAAAACAACATCTGCTGTTGATATTTCAGTTAAGAGTGGAACTGATAACTCCTCTGCATACAACTCAACGTATGTTTACTTGATGTTCATTGCATGAAAACACCAGTTGTCATCAGGAAAGACTATGAACTTATCTGAAGTCAATCAATTTATAACCCATCACTTCTCTGATGGGTTGTATGCTAAACAGGCATCTTTTCCTGCTGGAATGATGATCTTGAAGCATACCCACGACTTCAATCACCTTTCGATTCTTGCAAAAGGAACTGTTGTTGTTCTTAAAGGTGAAGATGCTGACATTGTTGAGGCTCCTGCTTGCATTGAAATCAAGGCTGGCGTTGTTCATGGTGTTAAAGCGATAACTGATTGTGTTTGGTTTTGTATTCATGCCACTGACGAGAAAGACCCGTCAAAAGTGGATGAAGTATTGATAAAGGGGAACTGAAATGCCTATTTCAATGGGAACAGGGATGGCGATTGGTGGTGGCCTATCTTTGCTTGGCGGATTATTGGGAGGTCAATCTGCTCAAAGAGCAGCTCAAATATCTGCTCAGGCACAACTTGAATCTGCTCGTCTAGCAGCAGAAGCGGCAAGATTCCGTCCTGTTGGCATCACTACTCGGTTTGGTACTTCTCAGTTCCAGATGACTCCTGAAGGCTATCTGGCAGGTGCTGGATACCAAGTTTCTCCTGAGTTACGTGCTTATCAAGACCGTTTGATGGGCCTGACTGGTCAAGGGCTAACTGCGGCAGAGCAGGCTGGTCAGGATTATGCTCCATTGACGACTGCGGCTCAGGGCTTATTTGGCCTTGGTCAGCAATACATGGCTCAGACCCCTGAAGAAGTGGCTCAACGCTACATTGAAAGTCAACGGTCGCTTCTCCAGCCTGGGCGTGAGCAAACCCTGTCCAACATTCGCAATCAGTTGTTCCAGACTGGTCGTGGTGGGCTGTCTGTGGCTCAAGGTGGTGACTTAGCGGCTTCTAACCCTGAATTGCAGGCTTACTACAACGCTTTGGCTCAACAAGAGGCTCAGTTGGCGGCTGGCGCACAAGAGGCTGGTCAACGTCAATTGGCGTTTGGGACTGGTTTGTTTGGCACTGGTGCTGGTTTGCTGGGTCAGGCTGTTCAGGGTCAGGTTGGTGCTTTGGCTCCGTTCCAGACAACTCTTGGCCTTACTCAGACGCTTGAGGAACTGGGCCAGCAACCTCTTAATCTTGGAGCCATGCTAGGTGGAAGGGCTGCACTAGACCCAAGAACTGCAAGTTCTTTAATGGTTACTGGTGCTAATGCAGCAAGAACCATGCAAGAAGCCAACGCCTTTAACCCGCTTGCTTATGGCTTGATGGGTACTGGTCGTTATGTCACGCAGTATGGTTTGCCGACCATTGGACAACAGGTGTATGACCCAACTGGGTATGGCGCATTTAGTCAAATTGGTGGAAACTCGGTTTTTGGGCCTATCGCCCCGATGTAAGGAGTAATCATGGCAACAGGAATCGTTGAAGGACTATTCGGGGTTACTCCTGAGATGTATCAGCAACAGCAAGCTAATCGTGCCTTCTCTGAGGCGGCTCAGTTTGCACAATTGAGTCCTTTCCAACAGGCAGGCGCTGGCATCATGTATGGTGCTGGTCAGGCTACTCGTGGCTTGCTTGGTGTTGAAGACCCTATGTTGAATTTGTATCGCAATCGTCAACAGATTGCCCGTCAGTTTGATGTCAACACGCCTGAAGGCTTGACTCAGTATGCACAGGCTCTAAGGTCTGCTAACGATATTCAAGGTGCATTGCAAGTAAGTACTCTTGCCAATCAGGCAGCAAAGCAAATTGCTCAAACACGACTTGCTCAACAGCAATTGACTTCTGCTGAAATTACTGGTCAACGTGAACAACAACTTCAATCTGCTTTATCTCAATTGCCCGAAGATGCTTCTGAGCAACAGATTCAAGGTGTTTTGCGTCGTTATGGCGATCCTAAGACCGTTTTACAGGCTCTTGAGCGTAAGAATAATCTTGATGCTCAATTGGCAGAGCGCCGTCGCATCCAAGAAGAGCAAAATCAATTCCGTCGTGAACAGTTGGAAAAAGATCAAAACTTCCAAATGCAATTGGCTCGTTTACAGGCCGATTTGAAGGCTGGAACTACCTCTTTGCAACAGCAGTTGATTCAAGAGAAGATTGATACTCTTCGCCAGAAAAAACAAGATGCGATTGATGCTCAACTTGCATCTGCTGAAGGCGTTGTTCGCGGAACTCAGACTGTGCTTGGCAAAGTTGAAGAGGCAGACAAGTTAGTTGGGAAAGCGACTACTGGTATTGGTAGCTATCTTTCAATAGTTCCAGGCACATCTGCAAGAGAACTTTCAAGTGCTATTGCAACAATCAAATCTCGGCTGGGATTTGACCAACTTCAGCAAATGCGTAACGCAAGCCCAACTGGTGGCGCACTTGGTCAGGTTGCTGTAAAAGAACTTGAGGCTCTTCAAGCGGCTGTTTCTTCATTAGATCAAGGCCTTTCTCCAGAAGCATTGAAGAGAAACTTGGGTCAAATTAAGCAAAGTTATGAGAATTGGCAAAATGCGGCTTTAAACAAACTATCACCAGAAAAACAAAAAGAAATTCTTGACCAACGAGGTGGCGCTGGTGGCGCTGGTGCCGCAACTGGTGGCGTGGTAGATTTCAATTCACTGAATCAATAAGGTGATGACATGGATGTTCGTCTTCCAAATGGAACTGTAATCAAGAATGTGCCTGAAGGAACATCCAAGGCGCAAATTCAGGCATTAGCCATTAGAAATGGATTGGCGACTGCTGAAGACTTTGGCGCTCAAACTCAAAGACAGCCTCAAATGGTTGAGCCTGAAGGCATGATTTCGCCTGAAGGTGGTGTTATTGAAACTGCTGGAACAGCAACCAGGCCCACCTATCAAAATGCTCGATCTCTTCTTGGCCCTACAGTTGAGGCGCTTGGCTCTGTTGCTGGGGGGGTTCTTGGCGCTCCTGCTGGTCCGATGGGTATGCTTGGTGGCGTTGGTCTTGGTTACGGAATTGCCAAAGAAGCCTTAAATCTTGCTGATGTTTATCTTGGAGGACAAGCGCCACGACAAGGTGTTCAACAGATCACTGAGCCTATCCAAAATGTCTTAGAAGGCGCAACTTACGAGGCGGCAGGGCGTGTTGCCGCACCATTGATTTCCCGTGGGCTTGGTAGGGTGGCTGATGTTATTTTGCCTTCTGCGCCGTCTTCTGCTCAACTAAAAGCCGGTCAGATTGCAAGAGAAACGCTTGGCAAAGACTTGCCTGCTGTTTTGGACACACTGAAAAATGCAAAACCTGGGCAAAGTGTGGCTGAAATCACGGCATCAATTCAGAACCCAACTTGGCAAGCACTTGTAAGTAATGCTCTTGAGCGTGATCCTCAATTTGTTAGAAAAGTTCGGATGTTTGGTGAAGATGAGTCTTTAAAGGCTTTGTCTAAGTTGGCTGGCGGCGAAAACGCAACAGAAGTACGACAGATTCTTGAAAATGCTAAGTCTGCATTGACCACTGTTACCACTCCCGCCCGTGAAGCGTCTTTGAGTCGTGCAAACCTTGGCAAAGCAGTTGCTGAGTATGAGGCTGAAGCTGGGAAACTGACCGCAGAGGCTGCTGGAGAGGTTCAAAAGGTTAAGGATTTGATTAAGGCAGGCGAATTAGCTCAGGCTTCTGCTCGACTTGACTTGATCAAACGCGGCCTTCCTGTTGGATTTACTAAGTACACATATAAAAATGAGTTGGCAGAGAAAGCCTTTGGCGAATGGTCTGACAAGGCGGCTCAAGCCTCTCTTGATCTTGGTCAAGGTTCTCGTTTTGCCCAAAGTGCCGCTGATGCGCTAAGAAGTGTTGGTATTAAGCCACTTGAGGGCCGTGTCTTAGCGCAGAGAATCTCTGGCATTGCTTCTAACCCATCTTTTGCTGGCGATGATGTGCTGATTGGCTCAGTCAATAGCGTGGCTGACGACATTGCAAAATGGACAAATAGCGGTGGAATCATTGATGCTCGTGCCCTAGATGCCATCCGAAAGAACTCTGTCAATGCGGCTATTCAGAAGCTTCGCCCTGGCCTTGATGCTACTGCCCAACGCAACCTTGCCTCTAAAGTGCTAACCGACATTAAACCTTTGCTGGTCAATGCCATTGAAGATGCTGGCGGAACAGGGTATCGGCAGTATTTGGACGACTATGCCAAGGGTATGCAACGGATTGCCGAAAGAAAGCTGTCTGGAGAGGCTTTAAGGCTCTGGAAGACCAATCCTGATGAGTTTGTCAGGCTGGTCAACAATGAGTCTCCTGAGGCCGTTGAGAAGATTCTTGGCCCTGGTCGATACAACATTGCCACCGAGTTGTCTGACAATGCCTTGTCTACGCTTACAGAACAGGCTCAAAAACGCATGACTCAGCTTTCTGTTGCTGAGCAGGCTTCTGAGGGTAAAAAAGCCTTGTCTGAGCTAATCAAGCAACAGACTTCTGTGTTTAGATTTCCGTCTTTCCTTAGTTTCTGGGCTTCTGCTGGAAATAAGGCTCTTTCTGAGTTTGAAAAGGCTGTTGGCAAAGAAACCATCAATTTGCTGACGCAAGCCATGAAATCTCCTGCTGGTGCGGCCAACATTCTTGAGCAGTTGCCTACTGCGGAGCGCAATAAAGTTCTTTCCTTGATGGCAGACCCGACGAAATGGAGCACTAAAACTGGGTTGACTGGCAGTGCGGTATTGCGGGAGGCGGCGCAGTCCCTAACTGAAGAGTAGAAATGGACCCGATCACAGTTGCCCTGACAGCATTTGCTGCGGTTCAAAAGACCGTTAGCGTCATCAAACAGGCCCAAAAGACTGTTAATGATGTCTCCTCACTTGGCCCGATGTTGGGCAAGTATTTTGGGGCTAAGCAAGAGACTGTAAAGGCGCTGGAAGAGGCCAAGAAGAAGGGTGGTTCTAGCCTTTCCCAAGCCATCCAGATTGAGATGGAGTTGCTCAGCCAAAAGCAGTTTGAAGACGAACTCAAGATGATCTTCTTTCAGACGGGCCATGCTGACATCTGGGAGAACATCCAAAAGCGTGTGCAAGAGGGCGAACAAGCCCAGAGAGAGGCTCAGAGAAGGGCCAGGGATGCCGCCATCAAGAAGGCTAAGAAAATGGCTGAAATGGTCAATATAGCCATTGGAATCGGTCTTGTGGTTCTGCTTGTGCCTCCTTTGATCTGGTTGGTCATCCAAGGCATCATGTTTGCCAAAGACAAATGAAGATCATTGAACAATTCTGCATTGGTTTGATTCTTGGTGCGTGTTTGTTCATTTTGTTTAACTGAGGTGTCCTATGCTTCCCATCATTGCTTCTATCGTTTCTGGCCTGATTTCCAATGGTTTGCCTAAAGTGGCTGATGCGGTCATGGAAAAGGGTGTGGACTATGTTCAGGACAAGTTGGGCGTGGAATTGAAGCCTGAAGGACAAGCCACCAAAGAAGACTATGCCAAGATTCAGGAGGAGGCCAACCGTCACTCTGAGTTCATGGCTGAGTTAGACGAGAAATCGACTCAGAGGGCCACTGATATGCAATTGTTGGCTATGCAGTCGCCTGACCCACTGATTCGCCGCCATGTCTACTATTACGCATGGTTTATCACGATTGTGTCGTTTGTCTACTTCTTTGCAGTGTCATTTATGCCTGTTGAGAATAAGAACAGGGACTTCATCAACATCATTTTGGGCTTCTTGATTGGCACTGCTGTAAACAGTCTCATCCGATTCTTCTATGGGT